TTACATCACCGGGCAGTTGTCGTCATCGCTTGCACGATTGATGAAGAACGTGACGCGTCCAAGCACCTCTACTTCTTCCAGTGCATTTCCCTCTATTGCCTCTCCATCATCTGTAATGAGCGACTTGCCCATCAACTTGGCAAACTGCGTATGACCATCGCAAAGGATAAGTAACACATCACCGGGTGTTTTTTTCATAGCTGGCTCAATGACTGCAAATCCTGAATCAGTTTCAAGCACCCTACTTTCTGCGCCGATGTTGCAAATCACTTCGGGTGAAAGTTGGCGCTCGACATAATCGCTTGCAGGTGATGCAAATCCCATTACTGAACCCTCCCCATGTTACGCAGGATCCAATAGTGGTTATCGCTGCCGTCGGTGGTCTTATCAGCGAAGCCCGGCTGGTTGCGCTCTATCCAGGCATTCGCTTCTTCGCGCGTGTAGTGCCAGTTGAACTGCCGCAATTTCTCTATGAATGCGTCTGTGGTCAGGTAACGATACCCCTTGGGGTTTAACTCTATGGCCGCAACAAACGCGGCATGAATGTCTGCTGTGCGTGGCATAATCACCTCACAAAATAACTGTATGCATATACAGTATCGTCAAATATGAGGGTCGATCAAGTTTCACAGTGGTGCTAAACTTCAGACCTTTCCGAATTGACTGATTTATATAATGTTAAAGCTCTTTGCTAAGTACACATCAATCGGCGTCATTAACACGCTGATTCACTGGGTTGTGTTTGCTATCTGCATATACGCGTTTCACACAGGTCAGGCGCTTGGTAACTTCGCCGGATTCGTCGTGGCAGTGTCATTCAGTTTCTTTGCAAACGCCAGGTTCACGTTTAAGTCTTCGACAACCACGATGCGCTACATGCTGTATGTAGGGTTTATGGGAACCCTGAGCGCAGCTGTTGGTTGGGCCGCCGATAAGTCCGGTATGGCTCCGATCGTGACTCTCATTCTTTTCTCCGCCATCAGCCTGGTGTGCGGTTTTATTTATTCAAAGTTCATTGTCTTTAGGGATGCGAAATGAAAATTTCTCTGGTCGTTCCCGTCTTCAACGAAGAAGACGCGATACCGATTTTTTATAAAACGGTTCGGGAATTTGAAGGGCTTCAGCAACATGAAGTAGAGATAGTCTTCATCAATGACGGCAGTAAAGACGCGACAGAATCAATTATCAACGCGCTTGCTGTTTCAGATCCGCTTGTGGTCCCTCTGTCATTTACAAGAAACTTCGGTAAAGAGCCCGCTCTGTTCGCCGGCCTTGACCATGCGACCGGTGAAGCGATTATCCCCATTGACGTTGATTTGCAGGACCCTATCGAGGTCATTCCGCACCTGATTGAGAAGTGGCAGGCCGGGGCTGATATGGTTCTGGCTAAACGCTCTGATCGCTCTACAGATGGTCGACTGAAGCGCAAAACTGCTGAGTGGTTCTATAAGCTGCACAACAAAATCAGTAACCCGCAGATTGAAGAAAACGTTGGCGACTTCCGTCTGATGTCTCGCGATGTTGTGGAAAACATTAAGCTCATGCCAGAGCGCAACCTGTTTATGAAGGGTGTACTGAGCTGGGTTGGTGGCCGTACAGATGTCGTTGAATATGCCCGTGCAGAACGCGTTGCAGGCAGCTCAAAATTCAACGGATGGAAACTATGGAACCTGGCGCTTGAGGGGATCACCAGTTTCTCTACATTCCCTCTTCGTATGTGGACTTACATCGGCCTGCTCGTTGCTGGTGTGGCGTTCCTCTACGGCGCATGGATGATTTTCGACACTCTCGTGTTTGGTAATGCTGTTAGAGGGTATCCATCTTTACTCGTATCAATTCTGTTTCTCGGTGGCATACAGCTAATCGGAATCGGCGTGCTTGGCGAGTACATAGGCAGAATATATGTTGAAGTCAAGAAAAGACCGCGCTACATATTAAAGGATTCAAAATAAATGAGAGATATGTCAAGGGGTTCATCATTATTTCTCCTAGCTGCTTGTTTCATTATTATAATATCGCCTGTTTTACATGATGGTGTTTGGGCAGGCTTCGATTGGCAAGCACATACTCTGAGATTTACATCAATTAAACATGCCATTGAGAATGGTCAATTCCCTCCTACCTTTGATTACTGGACGGATACTCAGTATGCTTATCCATGGAGCATTTTTTATGCTCCACTGAGCAATCTTTATTTCATGGCATCAGTATTAACATTACATGGCTTTTCCAATGAAGTTCAGATAAAAACGTCTATTGTTTTAATAATGCTGACTGCATGTATAACTTCTTTTTTTGTTAGTCTAAAAAGATATAATTCATACAGGGCATCAGTGATGGCTTCTGTAATGTTTTTAACTACCGGATATTTCTTATCCAATATATACATTAGATTCTCCATTGGGGAGCTTCTGGCTTTCTCACTTACTCCTATTTATATTTTTGGATTAATTTGTATATTAGAAGATAAAAGTGGGAAATGGTATGCCACTATAGGCGCTACGCTAATTTTCTTATCTAACATCCCCCTATTTATATGCGCCTTTATATATTTTGTGCTCACACTGGCAATTTCCCCCAAATCTTTTTTAGATAAAGAAAACATTAAGTTCTATATATATTCTGGTGTTTTTATAGTCGGTGCGACGTGTTTTTATTGGTTGCCTCTTGCTTTCCAGGCTAAAGCCACGGGGATTTATGCATTTTCTGGTTTAAAAAATAACTTTGACTACATGTATAAAGTTAGCGCGACTATACTTGAAGTTATTTTCCCTGTCCCAACATCTAGCGCCTCCTCCGCAGGGAAACTACTAAGTGTAAATACAATATCTTTTTTTATATGCTGTTACCTTTTTTGCAAAAAAAAGACTGATAAATCTGAGAATAAAATATTATTTGCTTCGGTAGTATCAACTATCATCGCAACTAATATATTCCCATGGTTTTTGATTCCAGACTCAATCCCTATAATCGGAGCTATGCAGTTTCCTTGGAGAATGATAGGTCTTTCTGCATTTGGATTTTGCCTGGTCTCCTGTAAAGTTGCAGGTAATGGATGGAAAACTTTCATGCTATTGTTTACCATATGCATTTCGCTAAGTATATTTCCTTTAAAAAAAGCTTGGAATGAAAGCTTCAAGTTTCAAAACAGTTCACTATATGTTGACTACTTAAATAACAGCGCATATGAAAATAAATCATATCTTCAAGCGAGAGATAATAGAATGGCGCTGCTATCTCTGAGACCATTTAAATATAAAAATGGATACCCTATTTACAAGACAACCGATCAGAAAATAATCACCCTTCCAGTTCTGTGGTACAACGGTTATTTCGCAATTGTAAATGGTGAAAAAAGAATTCTTACCGAACATAAAAACGGGCTAGTTGCAATAGATGAGCTGCCTAAAAACTCAACGATAGAAATCGGATTCGACACGAGGATAATAAATTTAGCATATATTATATCCCTCTTAACTATTGTGCTATTTTTGTTTTTATTCTATAGGTTTAAAGCCTCAGATTAAACTCCTTAAATTGGTTCTAATAATCAGTGAGATGGTAATAGCAGTAACCGGCCTTATAAATATAAGCGGTTACTGCCAGCGCTACCGCTGTAAGTGACTTGCTCTGCTAATTACCTAAAATAGTCCTATATTCTTGTACGAGATACTTCCAGCGTTACCATTGAAAGCCAAAGAGTCAGTAAGCGTTATCTTGTAAAGTGTGGCTGTGCTTCCAACGGCCACATCCCCGCCTATTCTTATCACATTTCCTGTAGGAAGTGCGGATGCAGATGTTGGATACACCAAGAAATACGTTTTCTTTACCCCAGAGGTTGATGGTAGCATGCCGAGGGTTGTTCCACCTCCAGCAAAAGCTGCCGACTCAATTATTACTGGTAGCGAAACATTGCTTTGATAAACAATCTCTAATAGTAATGCTCCTGGGGCGCTTTGTTTATTAATTATTGTTGCAATGAATGCCGCCTGGTGAGTTGATGAAGAACCTATAGCGGTGACGCTAAAGACCCTTGAGCCGTCTGTGCCACTGCTATTTGTTATTGTTGCGTCAACACTTTGAGCGTCATACTGAGAGCCAATGCGGGGTACGAAAGAGCCAGTTGGTGTAGGAAGCGTTAACAAAAGATCTCCCGGCAATTGCTTATTGTGCAGAATATCTGGAATAGTTGCGCCAGTGATGTCGTCGCGAGTGATGTTAATATCCTGAAAGGATACTTTACCACTGGTCCCGGTTATAAGAGTGTCAACGTACATTTGAGCAGTTGTGTCGTGTGGGCGGATGATGACGCCTTTAAAGCGAGTAGTGCCACCCAAGGCGTTAATTCCGTATGATCCCGAGGTGGCACCATAATAGTAAATACCACCATTAACTTTAACAAGACCCCGTGCAACGTCCATAACCGTGCCATAAACGAATTCGCCTATGTAGCAGTTGTTAAATGACACCTCAAGAGCGTTGACATAAATCCCCTTGCCGCCAGTTGAATCGGTATATTCTATATCACAATTGTTGAAAACAAGAGCCTTGCTATACTCGTTTGTCACGACAGTAACCCCGTCACTATCAAGTGAGTTATCGTTTACTATTCTTACGCAATATTTGCTCGCCTTTGCGCTCCCAAAATTACAGCGGGAGAATTCCACTCGGTGGTTAGTTCCGGCTAGGTAGGCATTATCTCCATTACCACCAGTGAAACTGCAATTGATATATGCTGACAACCACGTACGGAGACAATACAGATTTGATACCAGCGCCCCAGAAAACTGGCAATTCTGCACGTACATATTGTGGCGGTCTGTTTGATAGATGCAGTAATCAGCCAATAAACTGCCTATTACACCCAAATCGTTTACATGACACGGCAGATTTGATTGCACGGAGTTTCTGGCCTCCCCTACATCGATAGCTCTTTCCATAGGAGCAGCAACTCGTATGTTAGTCATATCTCGACCGGAGCCCTGCAATACAATTCGCACGCCTACCAAAGTAATTGGCGAATATATATCGTAGATTCCTGTAGGGATAATTAGAGTTCCACCACCAATAGTCTTCAGGTACGCGATAGCCGCAGCGAATGCTGGAGCATCATCTTCAGTAGTGGTACGGGAACCAATAGCACCAAAGTCTTTAACACTTACAAAACCACGTTTGGCAAACGGTGGGATTTGATACGCATTAGCTGGAGGTGAAGCGGGGAGGCTTCCCACAATTCCGGTATAAACTTTATTTTTATACCACCACCAGTTGTTAACCGTAGAAACGGAGCCTTCCGCCCATACACCACCCAATGAGAAATCTAGCCCATAGGATGTGGCGACCTGACTAAGTGATAGTGCCGCCCCACTCTCTGAAGACAGCATTGCTCGAAGACTTGCATCACCAACACCAATCCAGGCACCAACCCCCACACCTCCAGATGTTGCTGGTGTAGAACCAGCATCTACATGCTTTGGTAAAGCGCCGTCCCAGCGATAATATTCCCCAGTAGCCTCATCACGCAGCGCTTGATTTGGAAGTGTGATGTCGGCGCCAACCTGGAATGAATCAATCAAGATCCATCCATACTGGGCAATAGCTTGCTGTGCCAACCAGCGCAAGCCTTCGATCGTGTAATGCTCGTGACCGAAACGGTCAACATAAGTATTTACCAGCGAGGTAACAAACTCGTCAATTTTCCCGGCGTTAAACTTCAGGTCGCGCGGTGATTCGCTTGGTACAGGCAAATTGGTAGGTTGCGTAGCCATATTGATTCCATAAAAAACCCGGCGCGGTGGCCGGGTATGGTTGGTCGGGGGCGGTTCTTATTGGTAGATGGCGTCGCTGTATTCCGCGACGGTCAGAGATACCGTGTTATCTGTGTTAGGTTTGATGCTGTTTACCGTCCATAGCTGGCTGTCCAGTTCCTCCACTGTCGCAATGAGATAGCGCGACGGGAGCTGGACAGTGTCACCGTTCCATATGTTGAGCTGTATGTTGGGTATTGCCGCAGTGAAACCATACTTCGTGTCGCTCCGGGCCGTAGCCGGATAGCGCAGCGTCGGGTTGCCCAGACTGTCGGTAACCAGCACATACATCGAGCCGGTAAACGTGATCGGCTCGCTGGTGTCGAAGTTATTCCCGGCGCGGCCGGTGACGTAGCCACCCTGCTGGTTGCTGTCGTAGATGTCAGGCATCTGAATGACGCTTCCAACCTGGATAATGCCGTCCTCAAACACTTTGGCGTTCATCTTCACGCGCGAGTAGATCAGGCGCTTGGTTTCGCGTAATGCGCGCTCCCGGGCCTGGTACTCGTTACGGAAGCCGACTATCTCCAGTTTGTTCGGGTTCTCCGCTTCCTGTTCGACGATGGCGCCGTTCAGCACGCGGTAGTTGATGTACGTCTTGTTGTTCGTTGTGGGGTGAACGTATGACACCTGCACGCCGTCATAACCGCCTGGAAGAGTAGCTTCGTACGTCATTTTGTACTCGTCCGTCTTCATGTTGGCCCGGTTGAATACAGCCGCCGGGTAATCAACTTTCTGATCACGGGTAAACGTCAGCACACCATCGTCCCAGTACGCCACAACCGACGCAGCATTGCAGATCGCCTGCACGCGGTCGCCAAGCGAGTCGTTCTCGTCATCAAACGTGTAGTCGAAGTAACCCAGTCGCTCATCAGGAAGGCTTTCAGCAATAGAGTACAGACCGTACAGGTCAATGCTGCTGACCGGCTGCTCACCCATCACAATCCAAGTGTGCGCCACCGCATCAGCGAACGAGCGCGACGGCCGCAGCGTGTAATCCACCGTCTGCGTGTCCAGGTCGTACGTAATGGTATGGCGCGTCACCAGGGCGTTATATTTGCGCTCACGGCTTCCCAGAGCGTTCTCTGTCGCCCTCACCTTCACCCGCACCAGCGTGTCGGTAGGGTGAACGACATTCGTACGGATGTTGATGCTGTGGATCTCTTCGACCTTCAGCAGTGACGCGTCGCCGGAGTTATCCGTGCGCTGGAAACTGACCGCGTATTTCCCGAAGCCGCCGGTCGGAGTGATCTTGTCAGTGCGATAAAACACCTCACTCGTCGACTGGTGCGGCGTCGTCTGCCGGTACGTAAACGTCTGCTGCGTTCCCGGCACCTGGTTGTAGTCGTCGTCGATTTTCCAGATGACAACCTTCCAGTTGGTCTCTTTCTTCCCTCCGAGGCTGGACTGCGTATGAAGCCACAACTGGGTTGACTCGACTGGAGAGAAGAACGGCCCCACTACCAGCGCCTCGTTATCGTTGAGGATGAATTTCGTGGTGTTGATCGTGGCGTTCGCCGGGATATCCTGCGGCCCATCCAGTTGGTTCATCGTAAACGTGTACCAGCGAACCGGATTCACCACCGCGCCGTCGTTTGTTTCAACGGCGGAGATCAGCGTGCCGGAGAATGTCGCATCGGTAGTCACGTTGCCGGAGGCCGTGCTGTAAGTCACGTTGATGGTGAAGGTTACAGCGTGCGGCAGAACCAGCCCCATGAAATAGTCAAACTCAGACTGCTTGACGATTTTCATCGCTATCTGGCCGCCGGAATACGTTCCGCTGACCACCGTGTTCGCCGTTGCTGTTTCGATCGGGAAGTCGCTGGCTTCGTTCTGCCCGGGAACCTCCTGACCGTCAACATCATCGAACCCGTAGCCTTCGACGATCTGCGGGATTACTTCGCCAGGCTGGAAGAACTGGAATTCAGCACCAGCCAGAGAGCCAAGGCTTGATTCTGAGTAGCGCACGGACTCGTAATCGTATTTGCCGATCCCGATACACATCCATTCAGTGACGTACTTCAGGCCGCCGTCGGTGGACGTCTGGTGCACGTATTCGAACACCGACTCCTGAATCAGATCCGGGAACGAACGAATCTGTCCGTAGATGTCCGGTTTGGCCTTGTAAACGCGTGCAGTGTTTGTCTGACCGGTCAGGCTATTGTTCGGTGAGTCGACGGTATTACCGCCGTTGTTCGCGATTGCCGGCTTCGGTGCCAGGAACGAAAACACCTGGCCAACCACTTTAAAGATCGGGCTCAGGATGTCGCCGACAATGCCTTTCGGCTGGTCGAATATCTGGATGTTGTCCAGCTCGCTCAACTCAAACGCCAACTCATCATCGTCGCCCAGCTTAACTCCGTTGCGGACGATCATCAGATCACGATGAAATGTAGCGTCATTGGCCACCAGCCAGTCATAAAAAAGGGTGCCGTTTGGCACCCTGCAACGCAGCTTAGGCGTTCCTGGAAAATTCGATATCTCAACCAGCGCCATATTCGAAAAACTCCACTTTGGTGAATGCCCGCTGAATGACCAGCAACGAGTCCATGCGTACGCTTCCACTTTCGCCTCGCGAGTGCAGCGCCTGTCTGTTAAGCACCAGCCCAACATGCGCCGGTTGCACACCGCGGTATCCAACGAATATCCCGCCCTCGACCGGCTTATCGGCCTGGCGCCAGAAGACGACGTCGCCCTGATAGCAGGTGAAGAAGTCAGCCCCGGCTTCGTAGTCCGGCGTCTGGTGCAGCTCAATGCCGAGGACATGGCGGTAATACAACACGCACAATCCCCAGCAGTCGACTTTCTCGAACGAGCAGGCCCGGTTAGCCCACGGCACGCCGATCATCCTGCTGATAAAATCAGAGGTACTGAAGTCCCGTGTACTCGACTGGATCATAAAGGCGACCAATATTGTTATTCAGAGGGTTGGTGACGGAGAGCGTGACCGATGCGGCATCAGCATCGATATCCACCGTCTTGACGTAAAGCTGCCACGACTTAATCGGCACCGACACATCGCCGCTGTCGAAGATCTGCCGCGTGGCCGTGATGGCTGTTAGCCGGGCCGCGCCCTTCCACTGCTTCATCAGCGCTTTGATGTCCGACGACAGCCGCCCAAGCTTCACCGTCGCGTCGATAACCGGAGTACCGCTCTGCTGACTCTCTTCGATTTCAAAGCGCGCTGGCGTGTACGTCTGGCCGCCGAGCGTCTTCGGGAAGAACTGCTTATCGACCAGGCGGACGTAGCCAAAGGATGGATGGTAGAACGTAATGGTGTCGTACAGTCCGCGCGTCGGGCGCTGCTGCTTGTACTCCCTGAAGCTCGGCATTACGGAACCCTCGGTAGTGATTCCGGATCGCGACCGTCCGGATAACCCGTGACAACGATATCCAGCCACGAATCCCATGGCGGCGGCAACTCAACAATGATGTCGTCAAACTCGTCGTCGGCGTTGTAGAGGTGGTTGGCAACAACCGTTCCCGTCCAGGTTACCACTCCGCCGTCGATGCTGGTTTGCACCGGCATCTGGGTGAAATGAAGCTCCTGGAGTTGCAGGCCGCTACCGCCAAGATTGATATTCATCCGGAACCAGTTCAGGCCCCGGTTGAGATAGTTTGGGCTGCGTAACCACTGCTGGAAAGCGCGTTCCTGCGCCAGAGTGAATATCCACGTCAGTGACCAGGTGACTTTCAGGTCGTCGGTTTGATTCTCGAAGATAGCCGGGCCGACCGCTGGCTGATCGGTCTGAAACCCGGTATCGAGAGTCATGTTTTTGCTGGCCTTCTGCGCCAGCGGCAGCCAGTCGGGATAGTCGATAATTGGCATCAGCCCTGCCCCCTTGGCGTGCGTTTAACGTTCATGTTGCTGGTTATGGCGTTACTGATTGGCCCGCCGTTGTTCAGGTCAGCGACAATTACATCCACAGTCACTCCACCATTAGCATCCGTACCAGCCTGCGCATCGACCGAGGATGACGTGTAGTTCTGGATGTTGATTACCACCCCACCACCCCCACCGGCTGTCATTTCTTTATTGCTGATCACCCTGCCGTTGTCGCCCGGTATCATGTACTGCTTACCGGTGCTGGCCTGGTAAATCTCTGGCATGCCACCTTCGCCGACCTGATACATCCCACCAGCCGAGACGGGCCCGCCGTTCTTGCGTTTGCCTGACAGTGCCAGGATGCCAGCCATTGCGCCAAGACCAATAGCAACAGCACCACCGAATGAAGCCACGGATGACATGATGGCCGCAGGAGTCCATGCCGCCGTAGTAGCCGCTGCCGCTGCCGTCGAAGTCGCCGTCGTGGTTGCGATGCCTGCTGCCTGTGCCGTGGTGGATGCTGCAACCGCCGCGGTAGTGGCCGTCTGGCCCATAATGGCCGACTTAACCCACTCAATGCCCATCTGAACGAACGAGTTGACCACGCTGTTCAGCACGGTCATCCCGATGCTGCGCATTGCATCGCTGGCTGACATACTTCCGGTGACAATGCCAGTCAGCGCGTTACTTGCCACAGAACCGAGAGAGTCGAAAGCCGCCGCCGCTGCCTGAGTGGCCGCGTTCTGTTGCGCCCATTCTTCCCACATCGCAGCGTTACGCTGATCACGATACTGCTGCTCAATAGCCGCACGCGCGGCTTCGGCCTCTCCGATTTTTTGCGGGTAAAGCTGGGCGTAAAGCTGGATGTCAGCAATGTCTTTCTGATACTGGCTATCCAGCCCGGCAGTTTTGCTGGTTTTACCCTGGATGGTACTGAACTTATTGGCAGCCTCTGTGCGCTCCCGTTCAGCCTTGGCTTGCTCACGCAATGCGTTGGCATTGTCCCAGGCTTTTCCTGCCAGTTGCCCGGCCAGCAGAAGTTGTTCCTGCGTGGCTGTGTTACCGAGAGACTGTTGCGCATTAAGCACGGCCTGCGCTCTGGACAGTTCACCGACACTGCCAGCTGACAGCTTGGCCTTCTGCCTCAGTTCATCCAGCTTTTGATTAACAGATTCTTGAGCTTTGGCGTATTGCTCAGCTTCTTTCTGTGCCGCAGACTTTCCGCCTTTCGCTTTGCTGCCAGTAGCTGAGGCGGTCGTTTTAATCTCGATCGGCTTTGTGTTAGCCGCGGTCTGAGATGCTTTGGAAACAGCGGCCAGGTCGCCAACCAGCATGGCGGCTTTATTACTCAGCCCGGCCAGCGCTTTGTTTTGCGCCTCCCAGCCATCAAGCCCAAGCCATGACCAGGTGCGCGCGCGGCGAGTAAACATTTCAGCGGTGCTGTTCAGATCCGATATCTGAGCATCTGCCGACGCCGCTTTACCCACCAGCCGGTCGAGTGCAGCAGTCATTGAATCGATGACTGCCACCAGGCCGTTACTCGCACCTGTTGCCTGGTTAACAGAGTCGATCATCGACAGGAATGAGTTTGTCAGCGCGGTATTAGCCTGTGAAAGCGTGCGCGGGAGTTTCTCGAACTCTGCATTCACGGAGCCGGTTTGCTTCTGAATGGCGTTGAGAGCATCTTCTGCCGTCAGTTTCCCGTCCAGCATCAGTTGTCGAAGTTCTCCAATGCTTACACCCATCCCGGCGGCAATCTGGCGCGCCAGTTCCGGCATTTGCTCCAGGATGGAGTTGAATTCCTCAGCACGCACAACACCAGATGAAATCGACTGGCCAAACTGTCGCAGCGCATTCGCCATTTCCTCGGATGAGGATCCGCCAATGCGACCTATTTTCTGAAGTGTTTCGGTGAGCTGGATGATCTGGCCGTTTGTCGCGCCGGTATCGCGCAACGCCGTGCTGAGAGTCTCCCACAGCTTTGCTGTATCCTGTAGCGAACCACCCGTTGCCGAACTGATGCGCATCAGATTCTGCATAGTCTGCGAGGCTGTCGCTGCGCTACCAGTAAGCCTCTCTATACGGGCGTTGAGCTGGCTCATGTTGTCAGCAGCAACGAGGAATGCACGCCCCCAGTCAACAACTATCGATGCAGCTATGGCCCCGGCAACTTTGTTTATGCTGGTCTGGAGTTGGTCAAACTTACTGGCCGCTTTTGACGCTCCGCCACTCATCTTCTCAAGGCGCTCATTTACTTTGCGCTGGGCCTCAATCAGATTCGCAACATCCATCTGCACCTGATAGACGATATTGCCTACTTGTTCCTCACCAGCCATTGATCTTTCTCCTGTGGATTATCCCACGCAATAGCCGGGAGTTATTTCTTCGCTGCGGCCCTTCTTGCCGCCTGCTTAGCCAGAAAATCATCAGCAACTGCGCTGTATTCTTCTTTTGTTAGCCCTTTTTGGTCTGGATATTTCTCTGACAGCAACGCCTGAAATTCAGTCATGGTCAAACAACGCGCTTCATCCAGGCTTATGCTGAAGTGGATCCTTGCTGCGTTGATGTATTCAATGGCGTTAAATTCTGTAGTACCGCCTGATGATTCATGGCGCTGGAGTTTTCGCGTCTTCGCTTTCCCTGTTACGCCATGCTGTAAAAGATGCTGAGCAAAGATGACAATATCTGACTGGGGCATGAGACCGGGCGAATAAGAAAGCTTTCCTTCAACCTCATCCCATTGTCCAACAATAGGCGTTAAATCTTCATCTGAGCACGCCTGTAAAACATCCATGGCTTTTGCTAGCAGGCGATCTGAAACCCTGCGCATCGCTGGCCCCATCCAGTCAGGTAAACCGCCAAAAGCATCTGCACAGACAGAGATTAATTTTTCCGCCTCGCGACCATGGATATCAGCGTATATCTCAACAATTTCATGCGGCTCACCGATCCTTGTCATTGCCTCGAAAGACGGTCGTAAGAAGTAATCTTTTCCGCCTTCACGGCTGTCACTTATGCCTATTTCGCCAATTTCTCTTAAAGCGGCCATGATATTTCCTGATCAACGGTCATTATCAAGGCTGCCAGTAGACAGCCTTTGTAATGTTCGCTATGCGGTAACAGTGAGAACGCAGGTAGTTGAGATGACTTTATTTCCGTCACTATCTGTGACTTCACAGCGATAGCTACCGCTCGAGGCAGTTGTAACGCCAAGCAGCAAGAGCGTGGCTGTTGCCGCCGTAGGGTTTGCAGTTGAATCGATCTGAGTGCTGCCAAGGAACCATTTGTAGCTGTAAGTAGGGCGACCACCTGTTACGTCAACATCAAGAACGACGTCGTTGTCTGCATCGGCAGCTTTAGTCGCTGGCAAATCTTTGGAGAACGCCAAAGGCGTTGAAGGTGTAGCGTCCGTATTAACAACCTGAACAGTAGTGCCATCAGATACTTTGAACTCAACGGTAAACGTGATGATGTCGTTACTTCCGCCATCTGCTGGCGTAAGGTTAGAAATCACCATATAGCCCGAGAACTCGATTGGACCGATAGCGATACGCGCCCACAGCGTCGGCTGGCGCTTGGCATTGATCTCGTCAGTGAAGTACTTCACCATATTTCCATAACCGAACTGGTCCAGTTTGTCGTGTTTCCGCACTTCACCATCAAAACTGATTGTCGCGTCAGCATTGGTGATGATGTTTTCTACCCATCCCGCAGTATCGTCTGCATCAGAGGTGACCGAGTTTGGAGCGAAATCCAGCCCCTTACTGGTTCCCGCACCGAGAGCCTTCCAGTCGTCTTCTGTTGGCCGGGCATCTGGGCAACCATAGGCCAGCTCCAGCACTGTTGCCGAGCCGAACACCCTTTCGTTGGAGTTTTGGCAATTAGCCATCTTTGACCTCTTTTATGTATAAAAAAAGGCCGCCAGATGGCGACCTTGTGTTGATGATTATTCTTCAGTCCCCGAAAGTGCAGGCAAACTGTAATCTCAGGACAATTCTTCCCTCCTCCGTCGTCACTGGAGTTGGATAAGCGCCCATGTTTTCGATCTTACCCACGCATTCGTCTGCGTGAGGATTTGCCTGAACGTAATCAAGGATTGACTGAGCTGCCGTTGCCGCCGCCTGGTTTTTGTCCTTTGCACCAATCACATCGACCAGGACATAGTTATCGTTCCCGAGGTCATTTCTGATGGGGGTTCCGCCATTTGGTCTGAACACCATAATCGCTTTCGAAAGATCATTCGGGTCATTGAAATTAAGAAGCTGAACCAGGAAACCGTTAGTAAGCCCGGCATCGCCAAACATGTTCCTGACTCGCTGATACATAGGAGGATTCATAGAGACATTTCCTTGGCGATCACAGCATCGATCTGTCGCTGCGTGTCTTCAAACCCCTTGGTTAAAAACTCCTTCCTGGCCGTCGCCCGGCGGAAGTTCTGAGGTACGCTTGGGTCATGGACGTATGCAGCGTAGTTAGCTGAATAACCCACCCGGCCCGTCACGCGATTGCCATTTACAGTAATCTCGCGAAACTGGCTGTTGATGAGGGTTGACGTATCGATCGGGGTATAGAGCGCCGCCTGAGATCCGCCGATAATCAAAGCTGATTGCATGGCTCTGACGACCTTTCTCCCCTGAATATCACCAACCAGAGCATTAAGGTTTTTCTTCGCCTGGCTAATACCCTTCACTTTGATACCCATGGCTACACTCCCGTCAGGATGGCGTAATCATCAGCCAGGCGCTCAAACGTGTCGGCGTAGCGAATAACCTGCCGCACCTCGTCGGCACCGGCGACAACCGGGTCCGCTTCGGTCGATACGCCAATCAGCAGGTAATCACCCGTGGCCACCAGCGCGAACTCTGTCCAGACGGTGTTCTTAACGACGATTTCAGCGCCCAGGCTGGCTAACTTCTTGCTGAGTCCGCCCTCGTAATCGCAGAGGATTTGCTCAGGTTCTGCATAGCCCAGCGGGTCGCCGTATTCGTCATTTCCTTCCAACTTGCGCCAGATGGTCGCCGTGGCGGTATAGCTCCAGTTCGCTACCGATGACATCAGCCCTCCTTCCAGCGCAGCACCTTCGCGCCGGTCGCCCGGATGCGCTCGCAGTTGATATGCCACTCACCGTCCGATTTCACGTAGCCGGTAGTCTCCCGTCCGGTGTCGGTCATCACCCAGACGCGGGTGAATGAGCGCGGCAGGCCGTGCTTAACTGATTTGTACGTCATAACCTGCCCCCGCACATACAGCCGCCCTTACCGATCCAGATACCAGCGAATGCCGGGGTGGCGGTAGGGTCGGCAGGAATAAGGGAGGTTGTACAACCGTATTTATCCAGCCCGAGCAGCAGGTTCACTGATGATTTCCAGCGGTCGGTGAACGACTGGTACCGGAAAGAGCGCGACGCCCCGCTTGGAGCCGTCTGGCTGGAGATGTATTTATCCCCCTGCCCGAGCCCCATAAGCCCCAGCAGATAGAGCTGAATCAGCAGCGCTGTCGATGCCGGATAATGAGCATCAAGACACTCCTGGATGCTGTTGGCCTGGTCGACGAGAGCCTGAAGAACAAAATCGGGAATGGTAATTCCCTGGCTCTCCAGATACTCCTTTGCCTGTTCGAGAGTTACCATTATCGACTCCGTGAAATACCCCGCCGGAGCGGGGCATAAAAAAACCGCCTTAGCGGCGGCTGTTATTCAGCAGGGAAAAGCTTTTCGAGTTCGCCATCCGGCAACAGCTCACTGAGTTTTTCAGCGCCCAGGGTGCCTTTGAACTCAATACCCAGCTGGGTCAGTCGGTCCTGAATAATCTCTTTGCGAGATTTCTCACCGGTACCGGCATCAGGTGTCGCAGGTTTCAGCTCACCACCAGCCTCGCCTTTCATCAGCCGGACGTTAGACTTCAGCGCCGGGTGAAGCTCTTTCAAATCCACCACGTCGCCAACCCTCACGCCGAACCATGGGCGCACAACTTCGTATTTAGCCATGCTGTTTCCTTACGCCAGGTCAGCGCCGTAGACAACGCCAGACAGGCCCTGATCGTCTGCGGTGATTTGCAGACCTTCAGCAGACATGATCTGGAAGTTGTAGTTAACGTTAGGCAGTGGGCGCGGCAGCGGAACAACACCTACGGCCATACCCACCAGTGGAGAGATCACGTCACGGCGACGAACGTACGCGATAAACTCGTTACCGGTCAGCGCGAAGCTCATGCGGATTTCTTTCACCGGCGCGAACGGCAGAACCGCCTGCAATACAGTGCCGCTTACAACGCCACTCACCACGTACGGCTGCGCCAGGTTTGCCCAGATTTCCGGGGAAACCCACATCACATCGTATGCGGCGACTTTGTTCGTGCGCGCGGTTGTACCGAATGCCCCTTTACCGAAGAATGCGAAGATCGCAGTCATGTCAGCGGTGGTCAGGTCGATGTTCGCGCCACCAGCACCAGATCCGAGGTTAATCTTCTTGGTGTTGCGATGGTTCTTGATGCCCTGCGCAGGATAGGACTGAACCTGAATTTTTGAATCGCCGTTCAGGTAGTAGTTGACGCGCTTCTGGTTGAACTTGCGCATCTTCGCCATCTGCGAGTCCAGCACCAGGTCGATGCCCACAGAGTTCAGGCCAGCAGCATGACGCCAGTTAACACCGTAACCAGCAGTGAACACCGGAATCGGGTCGCCGTCGCTCGCGTAGTCAGTGTGGTCGAAGGAGAACGGCGCCTGACCATCGATGCTTACTGAGACGTCATCGGCGATGTCGCCAACCACGTTATACAGCTTGGCGGTTTTACCGACCGGCAGCACCGTCTGAACTCCGATCAGGTCGTTCACGATTTCCATGCCAACTTCCTGATCCCGCAGTTGCAGCACCTGGTTGTCAATCTCAGCCCAGAAGTCACGGGAGAAACCGCCAACGGCGTTACAGGCCAGCATGTCAGGCGTCATGATTGCGCGGTTAGCCGCAATGATGGAATCGTTCTGTAGGTTCCACATGTCGCGGTTTGCCCACAACTCATTCCAGTGCCCGCCAAGGCGGGAGTTTGTCGCCAGCGTCTCTTTAGAGAAGTACATATGTGTTTGTCCTTTTGTTACGCGCCAGCAGCGGCGGCAGTGCCAACGCGCATGCGCACGCGGATGAAGTCGGTGGTGCTGGACGCGATGGTGTATTCATCCTGGCTGTATCCGATCACTGAATCAGTGTCATCGGTTGCCAGGGTAAACTGACCAGCAGTGCCCAGCTTGATCGGGCTGTCTTTTTTATACGCACCAGGCAGGCAGCGCAGCGCCAGCTCACGACCTTCTTCGACGTAGTTACCTACTGCCGAATCACCGGCAGGGATTTCTTCAGTAATTGTCAGGCCCTGGTGGTAAGCGACATCGATGATGTACAGGCGTCCGGTTAGCGCAGTGGCCTGAGCGAATTTATCGGATGAGTTGATGGTTGCGGCGGTGCCCGGAAGAAGTGCGGCGGCCGTGGTGCGGGTTTCGGTCTTGTACAGAGACTGACCGTCAATATTAACGCGACGATAACGAGGCATTAGTCCGGCTCCTTATTTGAAGTATTCAGTTGCAGACGGAGCGCCGGTTTCTTTCTGCTGCTGTGCATTGTTAGTGCCCAGCGGAGCAGCTTCGCCCAGCGACTTGAACATTGCTTCCAGGGCATCGCCAGAAAGCGCGTTGGCCACGATGTCGCCATGAACCGCAGCAACCGCATCACGCTTTGTTTTTTCTTCCGCACGAGAGTTTGCAGTTAGCGTTTCAGCAAGCTTGTCCTGATTGGCCTGTAGGCCGGTGATCGCATCCTTAATCGGGTTCAGGGCTTCGGCGAAGTTTGCGGCCAGGCCTTTACCGATTTCGCTGATCAGCTCTTGTTTCTCTTCAGTGGTTAAAGGCATGTCGCCCTCCGTTTTGTGGTTTGGTGCAGGCTGTTCCTGCGGTGTGAATAGAGCTTTGAATTTGTTAGCTACGACTGCGACCCACGACTCCTGGCGCGCTACTGCGGTGCCGGTATCGTCGAAGGTGATAACTCCGCCCTCAGACTTGTACCCAAACACCTCAGCAGTTCCGCCGTTGCGGATGATTACCGCTTGCGAGTCAGTGAAGTCAGCAATCCAGGCGTATTCATCCGCGCCCGCCGCAAACTTCGCTTTGGCTGCGCGATCGAGACGCTGTTCGCGCTCCCGGTAGGATTCACCCACCAGCGCGCCCGAGTTAGCCTTGAGCGGTTGAGCCAGATCGGCATTGACCATCAGGCCGACTCCCTGCTCAGGGGTGGCGGCTCCGACTTCATGCAGCAGGATTGCGTCGTGGTCCATGCTGTAGATCTTGGCTACCCAGTCAGCGCCGGTAGCGCGTTGTTGCTCGTTCGGTTCAAGCTGATCGAGGAACGCGGCAACACTGGTATGAATCGGAGGAACGTCTTCACCGCGCTCAATGGCAGCGACGCGCTCAAGTAGCTCCCTGCCGCCTTCCGACTCGCTGGCTCGGGCCACATCAACCCATTTTTCGAGGTAGATGCGATTACCTGTCTTCTTAACGTTGCGGTTCCACGCGCCGACGAATCCTGTGCACAGCCCTTCTGGAGAGAATGCAGACACGAACTGACCGTTGACCTGAGGATGGCCCAGCGGTGCCAGGGTTCCCTCCAGCCCCTGATAGTGCGCGTCGATTTCTTCCGCCGTGTACAAGCCGCCATTCATGACGACGTTCGCCGGAAGCGTGTAACTCGGCAGTACCAGATGCTCGCGATCGTTGTATGTTTCGCGCCTGATAGACTGGCTGTTCACCTTCGTGGTGATATTGACCTGCATAGGCATAGTTATTTCTCCGCCCAGGCGTAACCGCGCGCCTGCATCGATTTATATTCCTGTTTGAGTTTCGTGATGGTGTCCGGGTATTCCGGATTACCGTCCGCATCCACCAGCACCGACTGCTGGCTGCATTTGCAGTTGATGGAGTTGCCATCCTTGCTGTACCAGTCACGGACCTCTTCATTGGTGTAGAGGTGGGCATGGCGCACTGCGTGGGTATGTCGAGTTGTCGGAGACAGTGCTGAGATGTGAACCAGAAGGGTCTTCAGGCCGTAAAGGTCATTCGCCTCCTGGTCTTCATCCCACTTAGCCCGGCGCAGTGCGGTGGTCACTTCTGTACGCGCGATTCTGTTCGCCCGGCGTTTCTCGATGCCGGTCTGGTCTGTCAGGTTGCGGGCAATATCCAGCGGATTGAGCCCGCGCCCCACACCATCAGTCAGCACGCGCGCCATGTCGCGCTTAACGTCAGCTGTCAGCCCCTTCATTTCCTCAAACACACGGGCATGCACCAGCGCCATGCGTTGCTGGTACGGGTCGCTTGCGAGGATGGACGTCAGCGACTCACGCCCGGCGGCGTACACCGGGGATTGCTGGCTGAGGTTGTAGAACGACTGACCGGTCCCTTTCTCCGATGCCAGATCGATGTACTCGTAAAACCACAGGTCGTAATCGCCACCTTCAAGCAGCACCTGATCAACCAGATAACTGGCATCGTTCAGGATGATGGAAAGTAGCGTTGGGTTTAGCTGGTATTCGTATCTGGCGTTTACTGCGAGGGAGGAAGGTATTTTGTCGAGTGCTGATTTGTACGCTTTGCCAATCTTATTCATTCGCCTGGCGAAGTCTTTCATTGCCCGGCGTTCCAGCGCATCGGCCCCGGTCGGATCCTGATAGTTACGCGGCAGAATCGGTGGCTTCGTCTTCTTCGTCGCCATCCTCTTCTCCTAACGGGAATTCATCGACGTTTTCATAACCGGCAGCTGTGCGAATTTCTTCGCGACTGAAGGCCGGATTCTCTCCGCTGCCCTGGAACGTCTGGTTAATCTCTGCCATGGTTTTGGCATTGGCGAGCTTCTCAGTACCGGTCTGCTCGTTCAGGTCATCCCAGATAACAGTCTTCTCGCTGACATCATCAATGATTTTCAGGTCGATTAACTTGTCACTGAAGTCTTCTATTTCGAATGACAGGTCACCGCGGCGTGACTGGCAGCGACCGTTAAAATACTTCTGATCTTCTGTACTCGAGCGCTCAGCCTGCTGATTGCCAACCAGTATGCGCGCCGGGATGTCTACCCCAGCTGAAGCGGTTTGTAGGTTGACATCGTAAGTAGGCCCAGGGTCTGAAACAGCAGATACCATTGAGGTAACCTGCGCGCCCTGGGTGATCAGGAGTACATCGTTACCAATATTCAGCTCTCTGGCTGCTTCGTTATAGCGCTCCTGAAGCTCATCTACCGATACGCCATACAACGAAGCCAAATTAGAAAAGTCGATGTCCTTTTCAAAGTTGATTGCCTGCTTGTTTGAGGCATTTTTAAGGAACGATTCACCAGAACCGCCCTCTACCTTTTCGAGACTGACAAAGGCGTTATAAGGTGGCTCAAGGAAGCCAATTGCATCATTCGAGTAGTCGCCCAAGATGAAGACGCGATCAGGATGTACAAAGCGCTGATTCGTCCCGCCGTTTGGCAGACTCTCAACGTATTTCCACTGCTTTGGCTGGCCGTAATCTGCCGATTTCTGGTCAGTAACCCACTCGCTGACTGTTAGTGACCCAGCCCATGCGATCGTAACCTTTTTTAGTGACTTCCCACGAACAACCGGCTGATCCCACGTTCTGGAATCATTGATGTGCAGCAGGATGCCAGCATAACGGCCGACCAGGCGGCGGCGGTCGGCTTCAGCAAAAGCCCGCCAAAGGCGCTTTGTGAAAACCTTTTTGGTGTTCTTCTCCCAGGCAGTTTCATCCTTACTCTCGTCGGCATCATCACCCTCGATGATTTCCGGGTTAGTCTGCCAGCACTTGCCCACCAGCTTCTCTACTGCGCCGTGGGCTATTCCACCACGACGGTACAGGGCGTAGAGGTTTTCGTAGGTTACCTGCTCAGGGAATCCATACTCGCACCAAGCAGAGTGGCGCTTATTGTCCAGCCCCATTGTAGGCGCCAACAGCCCCATACGGGCGCGCGCCATCCGCGCATCGTTCAACGCATGGTTGACGGCGAGAGTTAATTTGTCAGTCATGGTTTTTCCGTTAGCGATTTTTAGGTGGCGGCAATACTTTTCCTGATTTGGCTGTTCGTGTTGGCTGATATCCGCTCAAAGGTTTAGGCTTGCGCCTGGGAGGAATAGGAGCAGCACGACCTGTCCAGCTCATCACAATCACAAACGCCACTATAAGAAGCGCAACGATCGACGCTATTAAGGTCATGTTGCTTCCTTTACTTGGATTTATGGCAATAAAAAAGGCCGCCTGAGCGACCTGATAATTATGGTGTGGTGGCCGGTGCTGATCTCCGGCATTGGCTTACCAACGTGGGCCGTATCGAATAATCGAATTGTCTTGCCGCAAGCCCAGAGATTTCTCCCTTTCGCGCGCATCAGCCTGCGCATTCACCACTTATTCAGTTTAACGCCGTTGCAGACGCTTAGGAATCATCATCCCGGCCATCTGACCCTTACGCTTAATGTGTCCGTCCAGGCTGTAGCGAATACCGTCCCAGCAGTGCTCGTAACCATCGGCCAGCTTCGGCAACACCTCACCGGTGATGCGGTCCGTTTTGTACGACCACATGCGGGCCTCGCGCGCCACGTTCTTGCAGCGCGGATGGATAATGATTTCGTCGAAGCCGCGAAGATGGGCAATTCCGTCCTCAACGCTCCCCTGCCATTTCTCGGCGGCTGAGATGTTGAACCCCTGCCGCTTGAGATAGCTAATCGTCTCGGGTCGAGCGGAGTCAGCCTTGATGGGCCAGTCACGCGCGCCTGGAATCGTATCGTAGAGCTCTGGCATGTGGTCGAGCTCTGTCTGCTGACCGTATGCCTCATATTCGATGTACAGCCGGTTGTGCAGGATGAACGAACGAACCAGCGTGTTAGGGTCTTTGGCGAAACCAAAGTCGGCACCGAAAAACAGGCGCTCAGCTTCTTTCCAGAGGTTTTCCGAAAACTCAGCGATCCGGTATTTCCCGGCTAGCACCTGCTTATCAGAGTTTTCGAGGTAAGCACCTTCCCACACCCATGCGTATGTTGCCGGGTCAAGGCGGCGCTGATCGTTCTGCCGCTCGCCCTCAAGCACATCAGGGAACCACGGGTTATCCGTGTAGTTCATCTCAACGGTTATGCAGTCTTCGCCGGCTTCTTTACGGAACCTCTTATCCGTGGCGCTACCGTCGCGCTCCGGGTTCCATGTCACCCAAATCTCTGAACCTTCCTCACGAACGGTCGGGCTCAACTTCTGCCAGGCTATTTCGCTGACTGACTCGGCCTCGTCGACCCAGCACAGCAGAATGCGTGCTTTCGACTTGATGCTGTCGAGGTTATGCCGCAGACCGCAGAACACGTAGTTAACGCTCTTGTCGATGGTGCGGATGTACTTTTCGCCGATGTCAAAGTTGGAAGCCAGCCATGGAACAGACAGGATCGCCTGTTTCACCTCCTGCATGCTCGACTCTTCCAGCGAGTTCATGAACTCACGCGCACAGAGCACCACTCCGCTCTCGCCATTCATCATCGACTGATACGCCTTTACGGCTGTCATCAGCGCGAATGTGCGGGTCTTGGCGCTGCCACGTCCACCGTGCGAGCACCGGTAACGTTTATTCACGGCAGTGAACAGCGGCGCAAGCTTCGCGGGGATCGGCAGTTGAACGGCGTTACTCATGCTTTCGGCTCAACAGGTAGTAGCTGGATGATTGTCGGCTGCGGAGTCATGCTGCCATCAGGGCTTGTGTGCTCGACTTTCTGGCGATTGGTGTAGGCATCGCCCATTTCTTTGGCGGCCTGTTCGATAAGCTGCGAGGTCATGCCGTAGTTCTTCATCTTTTCAGCATTGGTCGCCATTCGGTCGAGAACGCGCAACCGGTACGCTTTATTTGCGATCGGAATGTCACCGATCTCATTCTGGAATCGTTTACGGGTAGCGTTGAACAGGTCAATCCACTTCTGGCTCAGCTTGGCCGCCATTGCGTTGCCGGGTGTATACTGCGACACCTGCTGCCGTGATACATCGATGCCATATTCAGCCTTTACAAGCTCAATGACTTTTACCGGGGTCTCGTAGCAGGCGAGCGATTGAACGATGAAGGCTTTAACCTCTGTCGATAATGCTGCCATCGGTTACCTCCATGACAATCCTAATAAAGCCTATGCCAGCTTCAACATGCACGTCCCGCATGACCTGGCTATATCGATGTGAGCCACTTCTGCTGGCGCATTGGCCGCATCAACGAGCTCTTGCACTTCTTTGCTGGCACCGTATCGACGTACGACGCCAACGAATTCTTCGACGTCGTGGCCGCGCAGTGTAAGCACTGGCTGCCCGGTCTCTTTGTTGAACTTAGGCGCGCCGAAATCATCGGTGGCCTGGGCGATGTGGTAAAGCTCATGCTCTACCAGTGCGCAGAACTCAAGGTCACTGCATTGTGAGCAGTAATCGGCCGCCAGCGTGATGATGAACTTCGGGATTCGCCCGAACCATTCATGCATCTGCTGTTCCATTCTGGCTTTCTGCCAACCACCTGCGCGGAGCATTACCTGCTCGGCCTGACCGAGGACTAAACGCCCTTTCTTCGCGAACGAATCGGACGCCCACATGAAGCAGAGATCAGCCTCTAACAGATGTCCGTGGTCAGGGTTATGAATTCTGCCGGTATCGCTGAGGATTTGGCGGCTTATCCACTCATGCACTTCATTGGCGGGAATGAGCCTGGTGTATGGCTGCCAGTTGTCGGAGGCGATGAAGTTAACTGGCGGATATGGCCTGCGCTCGTCATCGTTAGCCATGGGTTACTCCGTTTTGTATTTTACCGGCTCCGCCTTCACCTTCTGGCTAATGCCATGCTTAACGATGAATTCAGCCACCTTTCGGTAATCAGGCTCGCACCGCATCATCACGCAGAACAGTGTCAGCGTCCTGATGTAAACGGGAAGCCACCACCTGCTTTTGATTTCAACTGACAGTCTGCTCATCGCCATTGGTGTCTTCCTCTGTCGGTACAGGCGTAAACTGCACGCGCTTCACATCGGCCGGAGCAAAATACAGCCACTCGCCCGTCTCGGTCGCCAGCGGCACAAACCCGTTAACCAGCTCAGGCTGACGTCGTGACATCTTGCCCGTGAAGGTTTCACCCGTTTGGGTGGTAAGCGTGATTTGGTAGATGTCAGACATGATTACCTCGTTGTCTTGTCGCAGCTGTTGCCCTGCTTCTCAGAAGTGCTTAGCCACTTACGGCTTACCCGTCAGCAAGATGTGATCACCATCCTTGCGGGGTTACACAGATCATTATCGAAGCCCCTCAGTGAAGAGCTTCTGTAATGCCGCTATTTGCCGACGCAATTTTGCGTTGGCTACCCTGCTTTCGCTTCCATCAGCGTGACCATGTCAGGGTCCATCTGGCTGACGATCCGCTCGCGCGCGCAGTTGAGCAGTTTCTTGCGACCGCCGACGCCCCACTTATTCATCGCCCGGGCGCAGGCGCTGACCTCTTTGGTCTCATTGGCGATAAGAAGGTCAAGCCGATTGAGGCGAGACATATTCGTGATGCCGCTGAGTACCGCTTCCCGGAAGGTGTTGTATACCCGGATTTCAAATTTCGGACTCAGCCAGGCCGCATATCGAATCGCGAGCAATTCCAGTCCCCACACGCCTGATTCGGTACCGCCCTTAACCACCCGGGTCGAAGCTATTTTTGTAGCTTCGGTCAATTCATCGGCAAAGCGTCTTATCTGTGCGCTTTTGATGAAGTTACTTGGGCGCTGTGATTCAGTGGCCTCTCCATTGGAGACTGCTGCTGCATGCAGGTCGTTGAGGTTATACCTGCCATCGTCATCGACTCTAACGGATACGCCGTTTACTGCAACTGTTGGGTATGTCATTGCGGTTTACCTTTTAGAAAGTGAGCCTGTCTCACAGAAAAGCCGCCCGAGAGAGGTCGCCACCTATAACAGCTTTTCTCAGGCTCGCTTACTGAAAGGCTCTCGTTTAGTTGCGCGTGAGATGCACATAAAAAAAGCCCCGCGGAGGCGAGGCTGTGAGAATTTGCTACGGTTAAAGTCCAGAGGAGAGACTGTGTCAGAACCTCAGGGATGAGGCTCTATTTCCCCTGGGTCTGCTTATCCCATTCCTCGCGGAACTTGGATGGGTTGTCGAAACCTTCACTGCACTGGTTGGTTTTCATCATTTCGCCCTTTCTCTATTTTGCGAATGGCTGCCCGGTCGTAATTGCATTGCCCGACGATCCCGTAAAGTGTTGCGTTCATCGAAACGCTGTCACCGTACGAAGGGTTATCGGGCAGATCCGGCACATCAATGCGGGATGTCAGGTCCGCCGGAAGGTTCAGGATCGGCTGCTTTATCACCCGGTATTCCACGGGCGGCTTCTGCTGCTGCGCGCAACCGCTCAACAGCGGCATCAGGAACAGGAGCAGCAGCGCACTTATCTGCCGCCAGGTAGCGCTTAATCTCGCTCTGTAGCATTCGGTTTTGCTTTGCCGATTCTGCCCTTTGCTCTGCGACCTCAGACATGACCACGTTTTGCCTGTTAACGGCGCCAGCAAGCTCTTTAACGCTCCCCGCCAGATCGTCATTTTTAGCCCTCAGGTCGTTGATCTGCACATCCTTGCTGTCGTTAAGCTGTGTCAGCCTGTCGTTCGTCGCCGTCAACTGATGATTGCGGGCATTTAGCCCCCACAGGCAGATAGCGACAAGGATGATGAACGCGCAAGGAATGAGAATGTGCGCATTGTTTTTGAAAATGCGGAATAAACTGATTAACCCGAACATAAAACCCCCTTAGCTTTAGTCAAGCGGGCTTTCCTGTCCTCCAGTCCGTTGGTACCACCGTTGATGATTCTGGTGATGCGGCTAACATCATCTGAGTCAGCGATAGCGTTAAGTCCGTGATTGCTCCACCAGGCAGCTGCGGATTCAGCAGCATATTGAGGCTGAGTGAGTAGTTCCGGGCTCTTTACGATATCAACGCCAAGCTGCTTCACCAGCGCGGCGTAATTCGCTTTCCCCGTCACCTGAATCAGGCCGCGCCCGCGGTAACGATATCCATCACCACTGTTGCGATCGCCGTTCCCGTTCCGGTTGGCGTAGATGATGCTGCCAATCATTTTCTGGTCGGCCGGATGAGCATTCTGGCCGGAATCAACACGACCATATCTGAAAGCATCTTCCTGGCTGATTCTATTGCCGAACATCGCCAGCAATGCGCCGTAGCGGTAATTAAGGCTCTCTTCCACATGCGCGAAGCCAGATGATTCATGGCCTACCTGTGCGAGGAAGTGAGCCTGCCTTAACGGCGTGCTTATGTCGTATTTCTGCATTGCCGCCAGCACGACTGGAAACCACTTCCCTGCCAGCGCCGAACTTACGCCTGTTGCTTGCTGGAATTTACTGAGGGTCAGCATTTGCTTTGTCTCCCGGTTCATTCAGGCCAAGGCGACGACGCGCATAGGCGAAAAGCGAATCTACCCCCACATACCCGACGCCAGCCGAGATCGGCCAGCAAAGCTCAGGGGGAAAATTCCAGTTGAAGATTGCCCATATAGCCGTGAGTGTCGGCTGAGCGAAGAAGCAAAGGATCCCGCACATCGTTGCGCCGGCGATCCGGTCTTTCCACTTTGATTTCGCGCCGCGCGAGGTAGCGAGTATCGACATGACAAAAGCCAGTACCGAATAGCCAGCTTCGTTTTTGTGGTTTACAAGCCACGCAAGCATCACCGCCCAGGTATCTGGTCTGTCTTGCATAGTGGTTTTCTTCATGTTCGCACCTGCTTGGTGCTGGTTGATTAGGTCAGGCCCTCGGGACGATTTAACAAGTAGGCGTGTCGATGATGGTTCCCGGAGCCTGAAAATAAAAAAGCCAGCGACAGGCTGGCAATGTGAGGGTAAGGCAGTGTCGGCTCTCTGGCCGAAGGGTCCCAGGTAGTGGGTTTGGTTTGTGGTGGCCGGCGCTGATCTCCGGCTTGCTGCGACTGCCTACAGCGGGCTGCGTGGCCACACCGAATCCAGCGAAAGATTCTTGCCCTTGCGCATCAGCCTGCGCATTCACCACAACGGACAGAGCACTGAGCACTTCGCGCCAACTCCATGCTGCTGCGTGGGTTGGGTTATGAGCCCTTCACGCCAATGCTCTTTCCTGTTGTGCACTCCGTTTCGTGGAGCGGACGGCATAACGTATTCGCGAATTCAGTTATGCACCTGATGCAAGATAAAGCCGCCGCGATGACGACTTGTTTTGCTGATGGCTCGCCTGGCTGGATTCGAACCAGCGACCAACCGCTTAGAAGGCGGTTGGTCTTTCCTCTGAGCTACAGGCAAATTGGTGCCGGGCAAAGGAATCGAACCTCTGACGCGCAGCTTACAAGGCTGCCGTTCTGCCACTGAACTAGACCGGCGAATTTGGCGGGACAGGAAGGATTCGAACCTTCGACCATTCGGTTAACAGCCGAACGCACAACCGCTGTGCTTCTGACCCTGAAAAGAAAAAGCCCCGCACGATGGCGAGGCTCTTAATTCTATGTCGACCTATGAAGCTATGGCGACGATATCAGATTTACATGAAATATATGCGTTTCAGTTCGGTTTTGCAAGACTTACATCTAAATTTGTCGCCTTTTGTTGTGAACGTGATCGCGTTACTGAGATAAGCGCACCGCTATCGAGTCGCTTAAAGCTGTTACGCATAGCCAGCCAGTGAGGCAGATAGGTTTCTGTCCAGGTGGATTTCGCCACGCCCGCCAGTTCCGCGAGCGCCTGGTATTCGTACGTCTCACGCCCTGCCAGATCAGCTTTGACGTCCTGCGCCGCCAGCCATATCAGTTTCTTCAGGCGCTCCATCGTCTTGCCGGCCACTTTCTTCGCGCCGAGCTGCTCCCGGAATTCTGCCCACGCCCACTGAGTGATCGCCACCTGGTGCTCAAAACTAACGTTTTCGCTGTAGTTCCACAGCAGCCAAGCTTTCTGGTGTTCTTCCAGCGACAGGACAGCACGGCGCCAGGATGCCGTAACGAACTCCACCGGGCCCACCAGAGCGATTGACGATCCCTTTGCGCGGGACTGGTTACCGCTCATCGCCGGGCCGTCCGGGTTCACTTTCCGGCCGGTTGCCGGGTCGGTGATTTTCTTTCGGCCCCGGCTGCGCGCCGTCGCGGTGAATTGCGCGTTCTCGGCGAAAGCTACCAGTTGCCCTTTCGTCGCCCCGCTCAGATCTGCGGTCGCCACAATGAGCTGCTGACGTACGTATTCCAGTTGCTGACTGTTCATGCGGCTTCCTTATGTGGCTGGTTGGTTTTGGTCTGGCTGTGCTTTGCTACTGGCGGCATGCTGGCGCGCTTAACGCTTTCGGCCTGGTACTTTTCGAAATCAGCTCTGGTCATGATTCCACCACTCCCGTGCTGACTTTCTGTATTCAGGGTTATCTGTCTGGCAGATAATTTCCGCTCGATCGCCGCTTATCAGCTCGCGGGCTTTCGCATACAGCCTTTCTCTTTTCGAAAGCTGCGTTGTTTCGTACCAGGTGCTGGCAACGAACCTTCTCGCTTCAACTGGGGTGAATGTCTTCACGCTGCCTCCTGCTGCTTCAGTGCGCGAAGATCTGCCCTGGCTTTGGCGCGGATGCCGTCCAGTTCTTCGCGGGTATATCGGTGGTTTTCGTTGTTGGATTCGAGGGCCAGTACGCGTTCTTCACCGATCAGTTCAACCAGCGCGGCACGGTACGCCTCGATGTTCCCTGATTTGTGAACATTGCATGCTGAGCACTGGAGCCAGATATTGTCCGGGTTAAAGCGAAGCTGTGGTGCGGCGGCCGTGGTGCGGTAATGCCCGGCATGCCAGGCAAAAGCGGTCTTGGTTCCGCAGGAGATACAGCCGTGTCCGGCGGCCAGCAGCATTTCGCGCCGCCAGTCGTTGAAGGCACGCTGAGTCATCTGCACCCAGTGACGGATCGGCTTCAGCTCATTGCGACGTGCAGCGCGCCGTTGGCGTCCTGCCTTCTCGGCATCTTTCTGCTCCTTAATGCGCTTGGCCGCGGCTTTCACCTTCTCCTTTTCGCGTTCTTCCATCGCGAGGATTGCGCCATGCTCCGGGCTGCACCAGCGAATCCGGATGTCGTGGAATTTCGGCACGAAGTATTCACCGCATACTTTGCACTTACGGCGGGATGGATTACGCATCGGCACCACCTTGAACCTGTACCAGCGTGAGGTTTCCGCAGAACACTGCACCGGTATCGATATACATCTGGTTTGCATACTTCAGGGGCTGGCGTGCTGGGGTGTGGCCGAAGATAAACAGATCAGCACCAGTAATTTCAGTGACGATTCCGTCCTGCGCGTCGCTTACTCGCTCACGGTTCCAGATCACCATTTCTTCTGGTACTGGCTTATCGAATGCGTATTCATTGTGCGGGTAGTCAGCGTGGCAGATAACGATTTTACGTTCAGCGGTAACCAACTCAATGATGAGTGGCAGCTCAGCCGCTTTGTGGACCAGAGCCTTAGCCAGCACCTCTTTGTCATAGTCGAGATTGAAGAACCAACCGCCACCGTTTACCAGCCAGTGACTGACGTTTCCGTACTCTGAAAGGCCGTCAACCATCATCTGCTCATGGTTTCCTCGCACAGCCCGGAACCAAGGCATAGTGATAAGCTCCAGGCACTCGACGTTTTCCGCGCCGCGGTCAACAAGGTCACCAACCGAAATCAGCAAATCACGCGCCGGGTCGAACGAAACTTTTTCGAGCTCATTCATCAGCAGCGTGTAACACCCATGCAGGTCGCCTACGGCGAAGATATTGCGCCAGTCAGCGCCATTAACGCGTTGATACATGCTCATGCGGATTTTCTCCTCGCTGCGAGACGCAGCCATTTCTGATCCACCAGGCTGGCGGTGTAGTCTTTCAGGGTCGGGATGTCGGACGGCTTAACCGCGGGCTTACGCTTGCGGCGCGCCGGAACGCGGAAGATTTCGTTGTTGATGACGCGGGAAAGTGGAGTAGACATCACGCCTCCTGCTTATCGCGCAGTTGCTGGTACTCGCAACTCTGCGGGATGGTAAGGTGGCAGCCGATATTCATCGCCCAAGCTTCGACTTTGCACAGGAAGATGTACATTTCGCCGGTTTCCAGCTCTGACGTATGGCGGAGGGATTGGACGGTGGTTACCTCTCCGGACACGACGTCTACCCGGTCCTTGATTTCGTAGCCGAGATAGGTGTGCTTCATCGCGTCTTTGACCCACTCAGGCGTAGCGAAGGTCTTGCCGCGGGCGATGAGATAGTCGCTAATTTCCGTGTACCACATGTGGCTGAGCGCGTTCTGCGACAGGCTGCGCTTCTCGCGCCATGGCTTAACCTGAAGGCGGAAGCATTGCCCTGCATCCAGCAGGGGCTGAATCTGCTGGCCGATGGCCGCGAAGTTGCCGCGATGGAGTTTGATGCCGTCTACTGGCAGAGTCAT